GTCGATGAGGCGGAGGACGGGGAGCCGGAGGTCGCGTGAGCCGGCGCCGGGGGGAGACGCCGGAGGAGCGCGAGCAGCGGATCCTCGAGCGGCTGCGGACGGAGTTCGGGTTCTACGCGCCGGCGGCGTTGGTGATCGTGGACGCGCAGGGGCGCGAGATCCCGTTCAAGCTGAAGCCGCCGCAGATCCGGTTGGCGCGCAAGCTCGAGGAGCAGCGCGCGGCCGGGCAGCCGATGCGCGCCGGGGTGCTGAAGGCGCGCAAGGTCGGGTTCTCCACGATGACGCAGGGCATGATGGTCCAGCGCGCGACGCAGAACCCGCATCACCACGCGCGGATCGTGGCGCAGGACACGGAGACGGCGGCGGAGATCTTCGAGATGGGCCGCGGGATGTGGGAGCGGCTGCCGGAGGACATCAAGCCGACGCTGGCGTTCGAGAGCAACGGCGCCCGGCAGAAGTACATGCAGTTCGGGGAGCCGTCGCAGCAGCTGCGGCGCACCGGGCAGCGCGGCTTGAACTCGAAAATCACGATCGACACGGAGAAGTCGCCGAGCGGCGGCCGCGGCATGACGGTGCGGTCGTTGCACCTGTCGGAGGTCGCGTTCTGGGAGCGCGTCGGGAAGATGCTGGCGCTGCTCAACGCGGTGCCGGACGATCCGGACACGCTCGTGATCGTGGAGTCGACGGCGAACGGCCTCAACGCGTTCCACACCTTCTGGCAGGCGTGCGAGGCGGGCAACGGGTTCTGGCCGTGCTTCACGCCCTGGTTCGAGGAGAACGGCTATCGCCGGCCGTTCCTCAACGACGAGGAGCGCGCGGTGTTCGAGGACCGCATCGGGCAGGGCATGCCCGGCGAGCTCTCCGTCGGCGAGGACGAGGAGCCGGCGCTGGTCGAGCTCATGCGCGAGCGGTTCGCCGAGTGGCGCGAGGAGGGCATTCACCCCGCCGGCGAGCTCGGGGCCGCGGGCTCGCCGGAGGAGTGGACGCGGATCCTAGAGCACCTGAATTGGCGGCGGTGGGCGATCAAGGCGAAGTGCGAGGCCGACGTCGAGAAGTTCCATCAGGAGTACCCGTCCACGCCGGAGGAGGCGTTCCTGTCGACCGGCCGCGGCGTGTTCGATCGCGGCCAGACGCGGCGTCTGCTTGCCCAGGTCCGCAAGATCGACGCGCCGGCGGAGGGGACGTTCGTCGCCACGGCGCGCCGGACGGTCAAGACCAGGATCGGGACGCTCGAGGTGCCGACGCAGGTCGAGTGGGTGCCGAAGGCGAGGCTGAACGCGGTCGAGCGTCATCGCGCGCGGTGGCGGCTGTGGGAGACGGCGCAGGCCAACCCCGACGAGCGGTACATCGTCGCCGCGGACCCGGAGTCGGGGGAGGAGAACGAGGGCGCGACGGCGGCGACGGCGATCGTCGTGATCGACCACCGGACGCTGCAGCAGGTCGCGGAGTGGGAGAGCGACCTGCACGACGCCGATGAGGCGGTCGAGCAGGCGTACATGGCGGCGCTGTTCTTCAACCGGGCGTGGATCGCGGTCGAGAAGACCGGCGGCTGGGGGATCTCGTGGAACCGGTGGCTGGCGCGCGACGTCAAGTACCCGTTCACCTATCGGACGGTGCGCAAGGACACGGCGCAGGCGGGCATGTTCGAGAACTCGCTCGGGTGGTCGACGGACCCGGCGACCAAGCCGCTCATGCGCGACCGCGGCCGCGAGCTCCTGCGCACGCAGACGACGGGCATCCGGTCGGTGGCGCTCGTGGGCCAGATGCTCACGTACGTGATGGACGAGCGCGGCAAGATGCAGCCGGAGCCGGGGAAGCGGTCGGACATCCTCATGGCGTGGCTGATCGCGCAGATGGTCGCGCAGGAGAAGATGCCGCGTCGCGCGGGCGCCGGCGCGAGCTCGAGCACCGGGCGCGCGACGGTCACGACGTCCATCTGAGGAGGGGAGGCGGGCGCCGAGCTCTGACCTTCGGCGCCCGCCGTGTCCCAGGGATAGCGCCGGGCCCGGTGGGGGTGAGCTACGGCGCGCCAGCGAGCCTAGCAGCGGTCGACGTGGCGCGCGGCCGCTGTGTCCGCGCCCTGAACGCGGAGAGGCCCCGCCGTGTCCCGCGGCGGGGCCTCAATCCGGTCGTGCCGTCCGGTGGGGGCGGCATGCTGCGCGGCGTTCAGTCCAGCGCGGGATGCACCCTACCCGTCGCGCCGGTCGAAGTCACCGGCGCCCAGCAGAGTGCTCGTCACCCGTCTCGTCGGCCGTTAGAGGGTCTTCGCGCCGCTGTGCTGTGGAGCGGCAGTGCACGCGTATCAATCCGCGTATCACACCCCATCGTGCTCGCCCACCCCGTTCGGGGAGGGCGAGGGCGAGGGGGTTTGGGGGTGTGGGTGCGGGTGGGGCGTGCCCGGCTCGAGCAGGCATGAAACGCGCTGGCGTCCGGGCGCCGACCTACGGTGCGCGACATGGAGGCGACGACGATGGAGGAGCGCAAGGGTGGGCCGCTGGCCGGCGTGCCGCTGGTGCTCGAGGTGCGCGCGTGCGGGCGTGGGTGCTGGATCGCGGCGCTGGCGGAGGAGCGCGTCGGGCTGTGCGGTGTGCACGCGCGGCGGATGACGCACGATCGGTCGCACGGCGTCGTCGTGAAGGGTGTCGCGAGGGTGGCGCCGCCGGTGCGGGCGGAGCGTTCCTGATGGCCGGCGTGATCTTGGGCAAGGACGCGACGAAGAACGCGCGCGGCAAGCGGGTGTGGCTGCCGGGCGGCGCGATGCGCGACCTGCAGTCGGAGGTCATCTCGACGTGCCTGGTGCCGGTCGATCGCGAGGGCAACGTGTGCGGCGCGAAGTTCGTCAAGGGGCAGGAGCGGCGCGCGCGGCAGCACGCGCTCGAGTGCCTGGCGCGTCATCGGGACGCGATCCTCGAGCACAGCGCGCAGCGGTTCCCGGAGATCATGCGGCCGTGGGATCCGGAGCTCGCGGCGTACGTGAAGGGGAATCAGCGGATCTTGTCGGGCCGCGAGCCGATGCCTCGCGGCTGATGCGCCGTTGGTGGTGGCGGGTGCCGCGGCGCCGGCGCTTCCGGCCGCAGCGGCGCTGACCCGTCCGCGCGCGACGGCATTCTCACGGCTCGTGAGCGAGCCGAGGAGGCAGAAGATGTCGCAGCAGCGCGGAGTCAAGCGCGTGTTCGAGATCCCGACTGCGGTCGTGGATGAGGACGGCGCGCTGATCGGCGTCGATGGGACGGAGGCGCACGTGCGTCTGCGTCGGATGATCGAGACGATGCTCGAGTTCGGCGGGACGTTGATCGTCCAGGCCAAGCGGCTCGAGCTCGGCCAGTTGGGCGAGGATCCGCTGGCGGTGACGGTCGGGCTGGTCGGCCAGTGGAAGCCGAACGGGCCGATCGAGCGCGCCGAGCCGGCGGAGCCGTCCGACGAGCAGCAGGGCGAGGAGTAGACGATGCAGAGCCTGCCGGATGACCTGCAGCAGTTGCTCGATGAGGTCAAGCGCTTCGAGGTCGACGCGCGACCGACGCACGAGCACTACCGCAACGCGTTCAGCAGGCTCTATCGCCTGTGGCGCTCGTATCGCGGCCTGCGCGCCGACGCGCTGCAGGCCAACACGAAGGCCGAGGTCGATGACGTGCTGCAGCAGGCGCGCGCGGGGTTCGGCGAGCCGCTGTTCATCCCCATGGTCTTCGGGATCGTGGAGACGACGGTGCCGCGGATGCTGTCGACGGAGCCGCGGCTGCTCGTGACGCCGGGCGACCCGCAGTCCGAGGACAACGTGGACGCGATGAAGCTGATCGTCAACCGCCAGCAGCACTCCACGAAGTTCGCGCTGTCGGCGCAGACGGTCGGCAAGTCGGGCCTGGTCTACGGGCTCGGCGTCGGCAAGACGACGAAGGTCCGCGACACGAAGGTGACGCCGGTGCTCACGCAGGAGCTCCGGCCGGTGCTGGACCCGCAGTCGCAGCAGCCGATCATGCAGCCGACGCCGGTGCAGGACCCCCAGACGGGCGGCTACGTCGCGGACCCGCAGAACCCCGGGCAGCCGCTCATGGAGATGCAGCCGGTGATGGCGCCGCAGTGGGTCGCGTCGGCGCCGCAGGAGCAGGTCAAGTACGAGGGCCCGATCTTCGAGGCGGTCGACGTCTTCGACTGGATGTGGGACCCGGACGCCTACAACCTGCGGACGCTCGGCCGGTGCATCCACCGCACGTGGAAGACCGACGCCGAGGTCAAGCACATGTTTGACGCTGGCGCGTGGGTGCTGCCCGCCGGCTGGACGCTCGAGGACGCGCTGCGCTCGGGCGGCCGGTCCCAGAAGGACGAGGTGTGGTCCGGCCGCATGTCGGACAAGGGGATCAACACCACGCAGAACTCCGAGCGCGAGATCCACGAGGTCTGGGAGTTCTGGGGCCCGGACAAGGTCATCATCGTGCTCGACCGCGAGTGCGTCGTGGCGCACGGGCCTTACCCCTACTGGCACGGCGAGAAGCCGTTTCAGGTCTACCGGCCGACCGAGGCGATGCACGAGATGGTCGGCATCGGCGAGATCGAGCCGGTCGAAGACCTGCAGCGCGAGATGAACGTGCTGCGCACGCAGCGGCGCGACAACGCGTCGTTGGTGCTGCAGCGGCCGTTCGCCTACTTCGATGGGTTCCTGGACCCGGAGCAGATCGACTTTGCGCCGGGCAGCTTCTGGCCGATGGACGGGCCGCCGTCCGAGCTCATCTTCCCGATCCCGCTGCAGGACATCCCGTTCTCGAGCTACCGCGAGGAAGACTCGATGAAGGCGGACGCCGATCGCGCGGTCGGCCTGTCGGATTCGGTGATGGGCGGCGACGACGGCGGGGCGCCGGAGACGGCGACGGGCGTGCAGATGGTGCACGCCGCGGCCGGGCTGCGGATCCAGTTCAAGACGCGCAGGTTCGAGATCGAGACGGTCACGAGCGTGTGCGAGCAGTGGGTGGCGCTGAATCAGCAGTACATCATCGAGGACCAGATGGTGTCGGGCCCGCCGCGGCCGGGCGAGGGCGACCGCGAGTTCTCGTGGTACAAGGTCGGGCCCGCGGAGCTCGCCGGCCGGTTCGTCATCGAGCCGGAGGGCGGCTCGATGTCGCCTCAGAACGAGGTCGTCAAGATGCAGGAGGCGACGCAGCTCTACACGATGCTGCGTCCCGATCCGATGGTCGACCCTCGGAAGCTGCTCGTGGACGTGCTGACGACGGCGGGCAAGCGCAACCCGGAGTCGTACCTGGCGCCGCAGATGCCGATGATCGACCCGCGGGCGCTGGATCTCGTGCGCGAGACGCTGGCGGCGGAGAAGGGTGTCGACCCGGCGGAGTTCGACGCGCTCGTGCAGGAGGCGGTCATGGAGATGGAGCAGGGGCCGCAGGGCCCGACGTTCGGCTCCGTCGGCGACCATGTGCCGGAGTCGCGGCAGGCGCCGCAGCCGCAGATGACGCCGCGCTAGCCGTCCGGGACGGTCGGCACGGTTCTCGCTCATGGCAACGTCCACGTACCAGGAGAGAGAGCGATGACGACCGTGCTGGACACCTTCGAGGTGCGGCTGGAGTCCCAGACCGACAAGCAGGCGCGCATCGTCAGCGTGCAGGCCGAGAGCGCCGACGACGCGCGCGGTGTCGCCGAGCGGCAGGAGCTCGGCCTGGTCGAGTTCTCGCTGTTGCCGCCGGAGCGCGACGTGTGGGAGTGCCCGCCGGGCCGCAGCGAGGACGAGGCGGACGGCATCGTGGACCTGGCGCGGTGGGATGCCTACGATCCGGCGTTCGCGAGGTCGGCGGCGCAGCTGCCTTACTCCGACGCGGTGCGCGCCGCGAAGAACCGGCTTTCGGACCTGCGCGCGCGCATCGACGTGGCGGACACGGGCAAGGTCCGCGGCCGCTCGCTGAGCGCTCGCGCGGCGGCGCGCCTTCTCGCGCACGATCAGCAGGAGCCCTACGCGGTCGTGTCGGTCGACAAGATCGACCCGGCGGAGATCGAGCGCCGGCGCACGATGGTCGCGCTGGCGAAGGCGTCGCGCGATCCGGAGGCGTGGGAGAAGATCCTCGGCGCGATGCGTGCCGCCGGCGTCCCGCTCGCCGCGGTGACCGCGGCGCTGAACGGCGTCGCGTGGCAGAAGCAGATCGACGGCTCGAGCACGACGGTCTACTCGTCGGCGACGGTCAGGGGCACCCTGCACACGGGCTTTACGGCCAACTATGACACCGACGACTTCTTCAACGACGCGTCGGCGTCGGAGGTCACCGGCACGGGCTACACGGCCGGCGGCATCACCTTCTCCTCGAAGACGTCGACCTACGACACGGCGACCGATCAGGTGCGGCTCGACGCGGCCGACCTGTCGTGGGCGACGTCCACGATCTCGGCGACCGACGCGGCGTTCTGGGTGGACACGGCGGGCGCGAGCTCGACCGACCCGTTCTGGGGCAGCGTCGACTTCGGCGGCACGGTGTCCACGACGGCGGGCACGTTCCTCATCACGTTCGACGCCACCGGCGTGTTCGTGTTCGACCTGACCTGAGCGGCGCGTGGCACGCGCGCTCCTCGTAGGGCTGGCGCTGGCGCTGGCGTCATGTGCGCCGGCGCCGGCGGCGGTCAACGTGTTCATCGGCTCGGCCGCGATCCCTTCGGCCGCGGTTGACGCGGCCGTGAGTGCGCCGCCGGCGCAGGCTGTGGCCGGCATCCCCGTTCCGTTCGTGGCGGCGGCGACCATCGTCTCCGGGCCGCCCGCAGACGGCACGGGCGACCTTGCGACCCCAGCGCTGACGAGCAACGCCAACGTCACCACGCCTGTCGCCGACGCGACGGGCGCCCTACGCACACCGACGGTCAGCGACGGCACCAACTCGACGCCGACAAGTGCCAACCTGTTCGTTGTTCCCTCGGGTGGCACAGCCTCCCCCACGCGCATGTCGACCGCTGCAGACTTCGCGTCTGCGACATCGGGCTCCAAGGCGTCGAGCCTGAACGCGGCGTGTGGGGCGGCTAATGACGGCGACGTCGTCATCGTGCGCGACGGCAGCTACGGCGGCCAGTCGATCAACTGCGCGAAGTCGACCAGCAACCCCGTCAAGTTCTATGGCAGCCGCTCCGGGGTCACGTTCTCGAGCCTGTCGATCGGTAACACGTACACGGGCACGAGCACGACCGGCGTCAGCATCGACGGGTTCCTGACCAACGGCGGGTTGTTCATCAGCGGCGGAGACACGATCACCGTCAGCAACGCCGACGTGCGCTGGACGACCGCGAACAACAGTTCGATCGGCTACGTCGTCGGCGCGCTGAACGTCACGTTCCGCGACGTCGACTTCGACGCGCAGCGCATTCACACTGACGTCGTGGACGTCTACGAGCAGGTCGGCGAGCTCCACGCCACCAACCACATCTATTTCATCGACACGCAGATCCACGGTGGCGGCTGGACGGGGGAGACGCAGGTGCACCCGGACGGGCTGCAGTTCTGCTCGTGCGCCAATAACGACTTGATCTTCGCGGACGACATCCAGATCATTCGCTCGCGGCTCTACGACTCGTGGTGCACGAACTATCGCGCCAACGAGAACTCGCACGTCCTGATCGAGAGTTCGTTCATCGGCGACTCGGTCACGGACCCGTATTCGGCGTGCGGCTACTCGATGTCGACGGAGCGCTCCGGCTTCATCACCCTGAAGAACAACACGATTTTTGGGACGGTGCAGCAGACGTGGACGCCGGTCAACGACCCTGGCGTGGCGGTCTACGCATACAACAATTACATCCAGGACGTCGAGCAGGGCTGCAACACGCGCCAGTGGGGCGGCACCGGCAACATCAAGTCCCACAACTGGATCGGGACGATCAGCTGCGGCGGCACGAACCTGACCGGCAACACCACGGCGGCGAAGATCGACACGACCACGGGCGTGCCGCAGGCGGGCTCTCCGCTCATCAACGCCGGCGACACCAGCGTGTTCGCCAGCCCCGACATCAACGGGGCGACGCGCCCGATTGGCTCCGCGCCCGACATCGGCGCCTACGAAGTCGGCTAGGTCCCTTTCCGTCTTCCACCCGCACGCCCATCTTGCCTGCTCACACCCATATGAACGCGCGCTAGGGGGCCGCCGTGAGCGCTTACAGCGACCTCATCTCAGCAGAAGCGACGCTCAGC